CCCGACCATGCCGTCCGCACTGATCACTTCGACCCACACGCGATACTCCAGCGTGTCCCTTTCATGCGACAGCGCAACCGTCTTTTCGCTGTTGTTGAAGGGGTAGGCCAGATTATTCGTCAGGCTGATCTCTTTGATCTCACCCTCCAGGTCGGCCAGGGTGCGCTGGTGCTGCATGATATGCTGCAGCAGATAGGCCCCCAGGATATTCCCGGCCAGGATGCCGGTCTCCATGTTGTAAAACTGTTTCCGGCTCAGTGGCGTTCCTTCCTGGATCAGCTCACCGCTTTCCTCATCGTAAATATCGTCCTCCCAGGACGTCGGATTGTAGATGTTCATTTAGCTCTCACCTCCTGTTGTTATGGGTGCATCCGGGTCTTCCACCTCAACGAAGGTATAGGCGAACACCGAATAGATGCCCTTGGTGCGCGGCTTGGTAAAAGTCCGGGCCGCGATTGCGATAATGTCCCCATCCTTGTCAACCAGGGAAATGTCCTCCACTTCCCCGATGACGCTGTCGTCCAGGTAGACATATATCTTGATCTTGTTTCCCTCCACATCCGCCTTGAAGATGGAGACCTTCTTCTTTACCCCGCCCTCAAGGAAGGTTGCATAGGCAAGGGAATCCCGCAGCCGCAAAAGCTGCTTATTGATACCCACCGGCGTCAATGTCTTCATAGTCTGTCACTCCTTTCTCTGGCCCGCCCGCCGCTGTCCGCTGCGCGGATAACCGACAAGCCCGACCGTTAATTCCTGCGCCTCCAGCAGCCCGGCAGACCCGACCCTGCCATTGTCCTGGCCTTGGGCCAGCCTGGTCGTTCCGCTGAGGATATAGGCAAATTCCCCGGCCCCCAGCTCCACCTCCTCATGTAGTAATGACGCTGCGCCTCTGCCATTGTCTATCCCTTGGGATAGCCGCATCGCGCCGCTGAGGATATAAGCGAAACGCCCCTCCCGATAGGCCCTGCGAAGCTCCGAGAGGCTTGCAAGCATCCTGCCGCCTATGACATCCCCTTTGATATAAGGCGGCTCCTGCGCCCGCAGTGTGCCGCACAGCGCATAATGAAAGCCCCGGTCGTCATAGCGGATGGAGAGGATAGCCCGGCTCCACAGCAGAAAGCCCACCTGGTTGTTTTTGTAGGGGTACTGCCCGCACTTCCACCGTCCGCAGATCGGGAAGACATAAAAGCCCGATCTGTACCGCTCCCGGATTTCGACGATGTTGCGCTCCTCGATGCCGTAGAAAGGTTTGGAGCTGGCCTCCTTGACCTTCATGACTTCCCCGTCAATGACCGCGATGTCGTTGACGCCGGAGGGATATTTGCCGCCCAGGATGATGATAAACTCAGCCCAGCGTTCCGGGTCGTGGAGAGCCATGCGCTCAATATAGCTATGCTCATACCCCAGCGCCGCCAGCGCCAGCAGGATGCCCTGCTCCGTCCCGGCCTTCTCCGCGATCAGCGCTTTCATGGAAAGCCGCGTCCGGTACCCCTCCACCGTTTCTCCCTTTAGCCTGGCCATATCCCGGTCTTTTCCGTGTTCGGCCAGCATGACCTCACTGGCGCTGGCCACCATACTTTCCTCCCGCACGCGGAAGATGTCCTCTTTTGTGTCGTCGAACAGCTTCCCGATGACCCGGAAGAAGATGTAAAACTGATTCGCCGCCTGCTTGATCTTCTTGAGGGGTGTGAAAAGCAAGCTGTACATATAGTCGCAAAACTTCTCAAACACCTCAGACCCTCCTTGCTGTGACCGTCACCTTGCCCAAAACGATCACCTTGTCGCTGTCCAGCAGCACATCCTCCTCCGGCGTCGTGACCTTTACATTGCGGATGTCCGGCAGCTTATCCTTCAGCTCGAAGATGATGTCGGCATGGGTCAATTCGTTTAGGCTGCGCCCCTTGCTGATCTGTAGCAGCTCCGCGATGACCGACGCCGCCCGTTCCTCGATGCCGCTGGAGTCTATCATCTCGGGTATCGTGATACTCACCGTGACATCCTGCTCGACGGTGGTGGAGCTTTTTACCAGAAGGTCGTCATAGGGGCCTCGGATGCTCTCCGCCGCTTTCCTTACATCCGCCAGCAGCCCCTCCGTCGCCTCGCCAGCGGTACCTGTCACGATGATGTCGACTGTTCCCTGGCCACGGGGATGGAGGTCGTGGACATTGACGAACAGGACTCCGGGGACGCCCTCACAGACATTCTTGTATTTGTCCCGGATGGGCAAAGTAGACAGCTCCGCCCAGGAGCCGAGCGTCCTTGCCCGGAGGCTTTCATAGTCCTCGATGTCAGCCCCCTCCCGGATGATCCAGCCGGAAAGGTTTTCGATCTTGTCGATGCCCTCGATGTGCGTCAGGCTCTTGGTGATCTGGCCGGGCGGCACATTGTACCGCGCCCCGTCCTTTTCCGCCTCGACGACCACCACGCCGGAAAGCGCGCCTTGCTGCAGGACGGTGTTTTCCAGTGCGAAGTAGCGCAGCTCCTCGCCGTTGATGTCCCGGATGGTCTTGAAGATATGGCCTTTTGGTATCTTGACCGCGTCCCCGCTGGTCTCCCGGCTGATGGTCACATAGCCCCGGGTCTTCACGGCATCCTTGCGCTTCTTGGAAAAATCCGCCGCCTTCAGCTCCATCCAGACGCCGTCCGCGTGGCTGACAAACATATTGTTCAGCACCTCGCGCAGCAGCCCAATCAGCTCGATCCGTATCTGCAGGGCGATCATCAGAAGGTGATAGAAGATGCCCCCGGAGCTGAAATTCGTGATCACAAAGCCCTCCTTCTTCAGCTCGGCTATTTTTTCCTCCTTCAGCTCCTCCAGCTCCGGGACGGGAAGGATTTTGTCCAGTACCTTTTTATCAATCAATAAGTCTCACCTCCACTCTCACGCGGTCAATGGCCACCTCTATCTGCTGTTCCTCCTCGCTTACTACGAATTGGAAGCGTACAAGTATCTGAAGGATGTCCTCGCTGAACAGAAATTCGGTGGTCACTGTGTCCGCCTTGATCTCAGACCGCCGCCGCAGCTTCTCTTTGATTCGCTCCCCGATCTCCAGCCGGGTCATTTCATCGTCCTCTGCCTGGATAAATTCCAGCAGGCCCCAGCCCCATTCCTCGTCGTAGAACAGCTCCCCGGGCTGGGTGATCGCCTCCAGCCGGATGTCCTGCAGAAAGCAGTCCACGCCGGAACAGGCGGGGGCGTCGCCGGTGCTGGCCTGGGTGAGCTGCCAGTCATCATCCAGCCGGATGTCGGTATCGTTTATCCCTGCCATTATCCCACCTCCCCGATGATGAAGGGGGCCAGCTCTCCATAGAGCAGGGCCACCGCTGCGATACCCCCGGCCTTGATCTGGATTTTCGACTTGACCCCCGGGATCTCGGGATAGCGGGAATCAGGGTCGCCGTCCTTGGTTAGAATCTTTAGATTGTACTCGAACCACTTCCCGGTGATCTTTGCCTCAAAGGTGCTGCCGCTGTCTTTGTTCTCTACCACCAGCTCGTCGTATTCGTACTCGTCACCCAGCGGGGTGGCTTTCGTGACCTGCGCCTTCATAATGGCGGGGAGCTGCACCTGCGGGTATTCCTCGGAAAGTTTTTTGTCGATGATGTCCTGCACCATCTTCTCAATCGGCCCCATACAAGCCCCCCTTTCTCTTAGTCAAAAGCTGATATAGGTACGGATGAAGCCCGTTTCGTTGGTACGGAAAACCACCTTCTTTACCTCGAACTCTCCCGATACCTTGGGATGCGTGACGCTGATTTTATGGGAGTGCTTCACGAAAGGGGCCGAAACGGTCTCCAGCTCCCAGAGGCCCAGCGGCTTATCCAGGGAAATGATGTTGACTCCGTACTCGAAGCTGTAGGTCTTTTCCTGCTCCGGTTTTTCGCCCCAATAGAAAACGCCTCCCGAAAAGAAAAACCTGTGCTTGATGCCCCAGATCGTGCCGATCTCCTTGATGACCGAGATGACATTCTTCTGGGCGATAGGCACGACCGCCCGGGGCTGATAAATGGTATCCGAGAGCTTTGCTTCTGTGACCCCGGCCTGGGCCAGACAATAGGAGATGACCTCCTGCGGCGTGGCATCCAAAAAGGTGTTGGAGATGGTGGTTTCCTCCAGAAGCAGCATCTTGTCCTTTAAGACGATCTCGTCCTTATAGCCGCCCCCGTTATAACCGCCCGGGGCAACATAGCCCTCGAAAACGGTATCCAGCACGCCGTTATAGCCCAGAAGTATCTGTCCCGGCTCCTTGTCGCCGACGCTGATATTGGCCTGGAACTGCGGGGTAAAGCGTACCTTTGCCCAATCAAAATAGCTGTCCTGGTCGGAGTAGACCTCTACCTCGACCCCCTTGTTCAGCATATAGCCGCCCAGGACGGCACTGATCTCCGGGTAAAATAACTCCTCTGTATCCATATCGTCTCCTCAATAGGGCATGGCCTTGACCGTTGCCAGGTGCTTTCCCCCCTTGGCGGTATCCCGTGCAGGGGATTTTCCCAAAGCAACCGGTGCCTTGCCTCTGTTTCCCAGGTAGCTCTGGTATCCCGCCTTGAGGTTGCTCCTGGCGGCGGAAGTGGCTGCGGCTGCAGCCGCCCCCGTTGACCCGCTGGCAGACTTGGAGGCGGTGATCGTCATGACGGTGTATTCCCAAAACTCCAGCGTCACGACGATCTGCCCTTTCTTGTTCTCCGCCTTGTGGGTGAGCTGTTTGAAAATGACCTGTTTCACGCCCCGCACGGCGGTATGGCTGTTTGTGATCTTGTGGACGATGGGCTTCTCCTGGCCGGATGTCCGAAAAATCTGCTGTATCGTTTCCAGCTTTTCCAGCTTGCCCATATCCGGGCCGTCTTCCAGGATCAGCTCAATATTTACTTTTACATCGTCATAGCCGGTCGCCTGCTTGGGCTTTTTGCTCTGACCCTCGACCTCCTGCTCGTCAACGATTGCGTCGCCTTTTACTTCAATGCTCTTGAAAACGCCGGGAAGGATGACGGAGTCGATCTTCACAGTGCTTTCGTCGGTGTATATCATCCGTCATCCCTCCTCCTGCATCGTCAGCCCGTTGGCGTTTGCATAGTCCTCAATTTCCCGAAGGAACTTAATGAGCATCGGCAGCTCCTTGAGCTTGGAAAAATCGACGGTCAAGTGGAACTCGTGGATGTTGACGCCCTTTTCCTTTTCGCTGCTCGTGCTGGTTTCGGTGGTCTCCTTGCTGACCTCCCGGCGCTCGACTGTTCGCACCGGCGTCCGTGTTTCAGTGATGCCCACCGTTTCCGGTTCCGCTGGTGTCAGCTGTGGGGAGAGCTGGGCATTGATCTGAGCCATAGCCCCGCCCATCGCCTCCACTGGCGCAGAGGCCGCTTGCTGCAGGCCGGTGGCGTAGGTGGTCATTGTCCGCTGTCCGGATAAGGTCAAAGTCGATAACGGCCCCGTCTTTGCATCCGAGAAGGGGAGCATATTGCGGATTTTTTGCAGGCCGCTCTTGACTGCTTCAACAGGTGCCGAGATCGCGCTCTTGATGCCTTCGGTAAAGGTGGTGAGGATTTTCTTCCCCGACTCTCTGAACCATGCAAAGGCACCGCTGATCGCGTTCTTGATGTTCTGGATACCTTGGGAGAATTTATCCCGGATCGCCGAGAGCTTTCCGCCCGTCAGGTTATCCACAAAATTGAAGCCGTCCTGGGCGACCGAGCGGATGCCGGTCATAGCCGCCGCCATTGCGCCCTTTATCCCGCCGCCGTGCTGTTCATAAGCCGACTGCATCTCGGAAAGTTTCGAGGCCGCATACTGCTTGGTGGCCTCCATAGCAGAGGAAACCGTTTCCTTCATGCCGTTGAATTTCTCATTTATCTTGTCTTTGATCGCCGAGAGTTTCCCGCCTGTCAGATTGTCAAGGAAGGTGAATCCTGCGGTGTAAAATCCCTTTACTCCTTCTATCGCTGCTGCAGCGATCCCCTTGATGCCGCCGCCATGTTCCTCGTAGGCCCGTTTCATGTTGCCGAGCTTTTCTTCTACGGTCGCCTTGGCTGCGCCCATCACCTTGCCGATGACATCGCCGATTGCCCCGAATATCTGCTTTGCGACCTCGAAGGCGGCACCGAGTTTTTCTTTGACCCAGCTGAAAATGCCGTTCACCAGGTTTCGGAACCACTCGCATTTGTTGTAAAGAAGGATTATGCCTGCAATCAAAGCAACAATGCCGATCACGATCCAGGTGATAGGATTGGCCAGCAGCGCCGCCGTAAAGCTCCAGACCGATGTGATCAGCGGCCCGAGGGCGGTGGCAGCGGTGGCGATTGCTTGCTTTGCCATCCCGACCAGACCGGTCACCATACTTTTGAGGGCATTGACCCCGCTGATCGCAGCGGTTTTCGCCATGCTTGCGATATTCAAAGCCACATTTTTTATACTGCTGATTGCTCCGGCTCCGGCACTTTTGATGAAGGAAAAGCCCTTCTTGATGCCATCGCCTGCGTACATCCCATATAGTCGTATCGTGTCCAGCATATCCGGCAGCTTTTTGACCGTTCCGATGAATCCGGTTACAAGGCCCGCCGTTTTTGTAAATACCAGCCCCACGCCGCCGATCACTGCGATGACCGTCCCGGCGACGGTCAGGAATCCTCCCAGGGCAAGCACCACCAGCATGATGACCCGCACCAGCTCCTGGTGGTTTTGAATCCACTCGGCCCCTTTTGCGATAAAGCCGCCGACCTTCTCCATCACCACATTGACGGTGGGCAGCAGGCTGTTGCCCAGGTCTTCCGTCACATTGTGTATCTGCTGCTGCAGCCGCTGGAACTTCTCCGGCTCTGTTTCGTTGATCGCGTTGGCCATGTCGGTGGTCACGCCCATTCCGTCCCCCATCGCGCCGTACAAGGAAACGATGCTGTCCTGGAGGTCGCCGGTCTTGTTATACAAAAGGTCGATCAGCGCAACGGCCTCGGCATCGCCGAAGGCTTTCTGCAGCTCCATCTTTTCCGCTGCGTCCATCGTATCCCCGAACTTGCCGCGCAGTAGCTCCAGTATCTCCGGCATGGAGAGCAGCTGATTGTTGGCGTCGGTGAACGAAAGGCCCAGCGCCTCGCCGCCCTTGGTGGCAGACCGCAGGAAGGCTTTGTATTTTGTCCCCGCTTCGCTGCCGCTCATGGTCGCCTGCAGCGACCCCAGAATGGCCAGCTGTTCCTCCAGCGGTACCTGGGCCGTCGTTGCCGACGCCCCCAGCGTTTTGATTGCCTGCGCCATGCCGGAGCCGGAGGTCTTAAAGGCCCGGACGCTTTCGGCAATCCCCGCCGAGATCATCTCGCCGAACTCCATATCCGAAAGGTCGCTGTAAAAATCCTTATAGATACCGTACCCGGTGGCAAATAGGTCGGTCATCTCGCCGATGGTGGATTTTGTCGCTTTGGCGGTAACGCCCGCCAGTGTCGTGTACTGCGCGACCCCCTCATCCGTCAGGGAAGAGATGCCGCTTTTAATATCATAAGCCGCTGTGATAAAGTCCGCCTTGGTCGTCCCGGCCCACTGGTCGGAAAAACTCCGGGCGGCATCTTCCAGCGCATCCAGGTCTTGAATGCCGAGGGAGGAAAGCTCCCCCAGCGCCCTGCGTGTTTCAAAGGTGGCCTCTACCGGGGCCAGAACCGCGCTGGTGATCTCCCCGCCGACCGCCGCCATTCCCATGCCGGTCTTTGCCATGCCGCCGAAGGTCTGCTCCATCTGCTGCAGCTTGCTGATGGAACCTCCGGCTGCTGTTGTGACCCGTGCCATAGGCTCGGTGAGGTTATCCACCATATTCATGATAAGGCTCAACCGGAACACCGATTCAAGGCTCATGCTGCGTCACTCCTTTCCTGCAGCGGGACTACCGACCGCCTCACTCCTCTCCGAAAGCGTCCACGACGCCCCGCTGGATGATAGATGCCTCTACCTCTTGGATGTAACGCGCCTTTGCCAAAAGGCCCAGGAACTCGCTGGTCTCCATGTGGTCGATGTCCAGCCCCTCTAAGAGAGCAGGAGGGACGAACCGATAAATCTCCAGCGTCCCCGCCTCGAAAATATTGGCTCGTACCTCCTGGAGCTTCTCTCTTAGAGTTTCTTCAAATTTGTCAGATCGGACAGCCCCATCATGTTCAGTCCGTTGCGCAGAATCCCGATGATCAGGATGCCCAGAAAGGTGCCCTGAAGCTTGCCGCTGCCTCCGTTGATGTCGATGCCTCCGATA